CCCGTCCAAGAGAATTGGGAACCATTCTGGATTACGTTTACCGCCTTCCCAGTCACCGAACCTCACAGCGAGGTGGTCCGCTGCCGTTGGGCCTTCGACATCGCCATAAACCGCGTATGTGTCCAAGGATGGAGTGCACTCGTAACACGCGCACGTATGGCAGGCCGCTGCCACGCGAATCGCTTCGCTAGCAAGGAAATTCAGTTCATCCAAGTACAACCCGAGAGACTGGCTTCCTCCCACCTGGATCGTCGTAGGAATCCCACGCACTCTCGTCATGGCACGAGCCCCTCCCCTCCAGGAGGATCACCCCCGGTATCGTTCGGCACCTGAGCATCCTCTTCGGCGACCGGGATATTCGCCCGCTGCAGCAAGTACCGCTGAGCCTCGGGCGTGAAGACGCCTTCGATACCAGCTCCAGACAGCTTGGACACGTAGTCGCCCAACTCCGCGATGTCGATCTGTTCAACGTCGTCGTGAACCGCCGTCGGCGCTCGCTTCAGATCCATGCCGTTTAGCTGCAAGAGCCGCGGGATAAGGTGGCGATTGACGATGTCCTTGATCACGTCGAGAAAAGCGCCGAGCGCAATACAGAATAGATTCGTCTTCGAGCTGGCAAGCGCAAATGAGCCCACGCTCTCGTGACCGAGCAACATAAAGTCGGCCAGCATGCTCCCGGCGATCAGCGCGTTGTACCTCTGGATCGGCTTGTCCGGGTCAATCTGACGAGACCCACCTGAGGAGAGAAGCTCCAGAGCATAGAGATACCCGCCCTGGTCGTCTCGGTCGGACGGAAGAACAATGCCCTCTCGCTCGTCGCGCTTGATCTCGGTCACGATTCGTTCGTAGGCGGCGAGGACGGCCTTCTGATCCGCGGTCGCGGTCGCATTCATGAACTCACTCGGGATCCGAGCCACCGGGAAGCCAGCGAGGTCCCGCTCGATGCCGATCGCCTCGACCTGCTCCATGTGGTGCTTATAGAAATACGGGCGCCACGGCGCGCGGAGAAGGCTCTTTCCCTCTGGCGAGTTCTTGCGTGACGTCGTCCGGAACAGGAGCGCCTTGTCGATCGGGATGAGCACGGGATTCATCATGTCCGCCGACCGTTGCCACATTCCCTGAATGCCGCCGGCGGGATCGAATTCCCATTTGTCTCGCGTCTCCTGAGCTCGCGGCGCCAGCTTCCGAATCCCGATCAGGCCATCGTCAAACTTGCTCTGTGGGAGTTGCTGTTCCCTCCCTTGCTCGTCTCGGTAGGAGCCTGGTGTCTGTCCCAGGCGTTGCTTCCAGACGATCTCGGGGTAGTACCAGCCCCAGGGCAGCATTGAGAGAATCTCGGATGTATTGTCCTGCCAGGTCATGGACTGATCGTCGAAAATGGCGGCCTTTACGAAATCGGCGATGGCCAGGCTTTCGGTTTCGCTCGAATACGGGCTGACGTCCCACTGCACCTGACGACAGAGCATCTCCGCGGCAAAGAGCATGGCCCCGATCACGGGATCGTTCTGCATCTCGATGACCTTCTTCACCCATCGGTCGCCGCGGAGCTCGCGGTCCGCCTCTTCCTCGATCATGCCCATGAACCGATTGAGGCCGGTGGAGCCGATCTCCGAATAGGTGCTAGTAGCCATCAGTTACCTCGCTTGCCGTGTAAACCATGGTTTACACGGGCCGTGATCAGCGCCACTTAGACCGCTGGGTTGAGCCGCCGGGGAGCGCGATGGCCATTCGACGCGACGCCAATCCCATCACGGCATAGCGAAACGCGTCCATACCGTGGTTGTTCGCATCAACCGGCTCTTCGCCCTTCTTGCGGTTGTTCCGCGTATCCCACACGTATGACTCGATCTCTTCCTCAGTGGAGCACGGAAGCTTTCTCTCCATGCACCATTCATCCCGTTCGACAAGAGAATCACGCATGAAGAACGCCCGCGGCTTCCCGCCTGCAGCGGCACGGAGTCGAGCCTGGACCTCTTGGATGCCCTCGCTGATTGCCTTACGCGCGGGGCTCGCAGTAATGCCGGCATGTTTCTCAAGCGTGGCTCGGCCCTCAGCATCGTGGTCGCAGAACATGGCGCGGATCGTCTCGCCCTGAGAGAACCGCTTGATATCCCGAGCGTGATCCTCGACGAGACGCTGAGTGCGGTAGATCTCGCGGTATCGGTACATGCGGCCATCGTCATCGACAGCCCACCACTGCGCAACGAATGGATTGACATAGCCAAAGTCAACGCTGATGTACCGCGGCCAATGGCTCGGAATCTCGACGCGATTGATCAAGTGCTTGGACGGGTCCCAAGATTCGTAGACCTGCCCTTCGGCAGCAACCCAAAGCCCGAGCCGTAGGCGCTTATAGCGAACGCCTGTTAATGCGTCGAGTTTCGCAAGGTAGTCGGTCGTCACCGTAGGGTTGTCTTCGTGTCGGCTTTCGACCATCTTGAGCTGACCGCGGTTTGCTCGTTGCTTGATCCAATGTGAGGGCGCGTCAGGGTTCGTGTCAGCGATGATCTGCTGATAGGGCAGCACGCCATTCCGCATACGAGTTGAGAGCTTCTCCCACTCGTCCTCGACAAGCTCTACAGCCTCCTGAACGTAGGCGATGTCGTACTCCGTGGACATGACCTTCGCCGTCTTGTCGAGGCCTCCGACCACAATCTTGGACCCGTTGGGGTAGCGGTACTCTTGGTCCTGATGGTGAAAATGGATCGTGCGTTGCCAGTCTTCCGGGAGTACGCGCTCCTGAAACGTCACGATGCCCGACTGCGTGAGGCTTGTGCGCGTCTTTCGCAGCATGAGGCCACGCATGCCGGGATAGTTCGCGGCACAAATGTGCAGCTTCTCCAAGCAGGCACGACTTTTGCCGGTGCCCGCCGGGCCAGAGAGAATAATCTCGGGATCACGACAGTACAGAAGCTCTTCGGCTGCCCCGTACGGCTGATAAGCACGCTGGCCTGGCAGCGGGCGCTCCAGAGTCGCAGGCATCACACCTGCCCGAGATCAACGCCGATGTACGCCTTCACAAGAGGCTGCCCGCCAGACGTAAGATCGGCCTTATCGACCACCAGGCCCTGTAGCTTCGCAATGTCCATGACGGCTTTTTCGGCAGCGCTGAGAAGCGCCGCTTTATTCGACCGATACTGCGCCGAGCCTTTCTGGTCGTAACTCACGTCGTGCATCTTGCCGTCTGCATCGATGTACGGCTCTCCGAACAACACCGCGTGCTCGCGCGCATTGTCCAATTCGGCGTACTCCACATCGCGCAAGTACAGGTCTGTCAAGCGCGCAATGGCTTCAGCACGAAGGTCGTCCTGCTCAGCCTTGAGATGCTCACGGCGCAGCTCCGCCAACCGATCGAGGTCAAGACGGATGGTTTTCTCATCGACACCGAGCACGGCGGCGATCGCACGGTTCGACTTGCCGGTGAGCGACATGCGCTCAACTTTCGGCAGTCGCTCCAGCACATCGAAGTCTCGGCGCCAGGGTGTTTGTCTCTTGGTTTGCGTTGCGGACTCTCCTATGCGGAAAACAAAGAGGGCGATGGTTGTCCACAATTGTGGACAACCATCGCCCTCGGCCATTTAGCCCTAAAGGCTGCTATTCAGTTGTCTGGGATTATAGATGCTTCCTCGCAGAGTCGGATAGGCGGGTACGATCGCTCCACGGTGAGCGTGACGCGGCCCTTCGCGACATGGGCGACGATCTTGCCCCAGTCGAGCGCATCAATGTCACCAGTGTGCTCGTCGATGAGCCGGTGGAGAGCCGCGGAGACGGATGCCGAGGATTGCGTCATGGTTGCAGGGTAACCGGCGCGGTCGTTCTAGCCTTCATGATCTTTTTCCCCCACGCACCGCGCCGCCGTCACGACGTGGGCATCCAGCGCTTTGCTACGGCGACCACCTCTGCACTCAATCGTTGACGCTCGGCACGCTCGATGCGCTCATCGAGCAGCACGACCGCTACCGCCTGCAACGACTCATCCCAGCGGCCCAATGCCGAGAGCACGGTGGGCGCATAGCCAACAGCAATGAGGAACTGGTCCCAGTCCTGACCCGACAGGGCAAGTCCGGCAGCGAGACGGTCCACCACTTCTCGACTAGGCGTCCGCTCGCCCGCACACAGGCGCGTGACATACGATCCAGTGAGACCACAGCGCCGCCCGAGTTTTTCATGGCTCACTTTCACTCGCTCAATATGGCGCTTGAGCAACACACTGAAATGCTCCACTTCAGGCAACGTGAGTGGCGTTGACATCCCGCCTCCGGTCTCTGAATGAACCTCCCCAATCTCCACGAGGCGCTTGACCCGCTCCACCTCATGGCATGGCACTTGCCATGAGCCGCGTACCTTGCTCGCCTGGATAACCCGGCGTTGACACATGCGCCGAATCGCTTTCTCGTTGTAGCCCAGTTGCTCCGCGACTTTCGTGATGGGAAGCCAGTCAGAATAGATCGGACGGAGCCGCTCAGTCTGAAGTGTCCGAAGCTGATCGCGAAAGCGTTCTGCCTCCTTGCGCTCGATCATCCACGGCGCGCGCGGGGCCGCATGCCGCCCGTTGATCACGCCTCGGCGGCAGTAGTCCCCGATGGCCCATGACGACAGGCCCACCATGTCTCCGACTTCGGTCGCATTGAGCAGCCGCTTCGTGAGCCCGAGCTGCTTTGCGAAGCGGTAGGCGGTCGCACGGGAGATGCCCAGGTCCTCGGCGGCTGCTGTGGCGTTCCCGTTGTGGTGCCACCACGCGCTTTTGAACTCGCTCGTCAGGACAGAGGACCGCTGCGTCAAGAGCACCTTCGGATCTTCACGCGCCAACAGTTCCACAATGTTGCTGGGATCACGCATGATCTCCGAATCGAACTCGTATCCAGTGGAGACCGCCATCACGCCTCCCCCGCCGCCGCGAGCCGGGCGCGGGTCTCGAAGCCGAGCAGGTAGGCAGCGTGGGCCATATACTTGCCCTTCTTTTCCTCGGGCAGTGAGTCCCAGTCGCTCATGTCGGGGTGGTGCCTCTCTGGCTGCTGACCACAAACGCTGCACGTACGTGTGTCAGGTGACCCCCAGGTGTGAGCCCACACATCAAACGCATGATCCGCGTACCCCTGGCTCACGATCCACGACTTCCACTCTGCATGCTGAGCCCTGCCGACCGCCTCCGCGTCTCGGGCGTACGCCTCCTCAGCCGTGAGCCCCAGCGCGGGCGGGGCGGGGGCGTCAGCAATGATCGCCTTGAGCATGGCGACCGCAGCGTCAATTCCATCGGACCATTCAGAGACTGGCTGACCAATATCGTCCCACGCTCCGATTACGTGGCGCACACGGTCCTTTACCGCTATTAGCTCAGCCTCCGCCCTCTCCGCCCGCACGCGCAGCGCCTCGGCGGCGGCTACGGCGGCTTCAGCGCGACGATCCAGGACGTCTTGCACCTTTTCCTGAAGTCGCCGTTCGAGATCGTCCCGCTCGTCACGAGCTTGCTTGGCGAGCCTGTGAAGTTCCTCTATGCCGTAGGTGAAAATCATCCCTCTAGCGGCGTTGTTGTGAACAGCTTTGACCATTTCGTCCAGGTCGTCGTCCCGCCCCGCCTGTGCGTCCCTACTCACCGCGCGCCTCCTGAGCAGCAGCACGCACCTTGTCAGCGAGGCGAAGGGCAACGCGATCCCGCCGCGCTCTTTCTTCCCGCGCACTATCGGCAGCAATACAGAGCGCAGCGGCATCCACATACCGTCCCCTTGCGGCGTACTCGGCAATCAGGCCGAGCCACTCAAAAGGCTCGTGTGCGAGATCGTGCTCAGTCCCCCACCTTTGCTCTTGGTAGCGCCGAATCTTTGAAATCTCCTGGTAGACATTCCTGTAGCGCTCCTCACTCACCGCGCGCCTCTCCCCAGATCAACTCCTGAATCG